ATGCTACTCCAGAGACAGAGACAGAGACAGAGACAGAGCAGAATACCCCCCTACCCCCCTCTCCCAGAGAAGGGGCTCCGAGCACCGCCCTGGCCACGCGCGCCGAGCCCTGGGCGGTGCAGGCCGAGCGCCTCCGGCATCACGTCAACGGGTCAACCGCTGATCTCATCGCCGCAGGCCAGCTGGTGCTGAGTTACTTCAATGCGGTCATGCAGACGCACTACCGCTGGAGCGCCAAGACGCAGCGGTTTATCCTCGCGCGTCTCAAGGAGAGCCGCTCAGTGGCCGTCATGTTCCACGTGACGGATGGCGCGGCCAAGGATGACACGATCATGGGACGGCGGAACGATTCCCCCGCAGGCGGCTACAAGCGCATCAGCACCGTGTTCCGAGACGCCGAGCAGATAGACCGTTTTCTCATGCTGAGCGGAGCGAAACCCGGTGAGCCCCACCCCACGCTGGAGGAATTCCTCCGCACGAAACCGAAAGACTCGTGAGCCACGAACTGCTCACCATCCCGAAACGCTGCCTCCGGCACGGCATCACCTGGGACGGCCCGAGCTTCACACCCCTCACCGAGGATGAGCGCACGGTGGGCTATCGCGTGTGGCCGTGTGAGCGGTGCGTGGATGCGTTTGACGCGCGCATGGCCAATCTCGCGCTGCATCCAGCGATGCCCACCACCCCGCGCGCCCGGCCTGGTATGCGTGATCTCCAGCTCCCGGCCGAGGTGGACACGCCACCGCCACCAGCGCAGCAGCTCCTCCTGGGGAAGCCCTTGCAGCGCGAGCCAGGGGAGGATTGATCTTGCGTACACGGCTGGAGTTGGCACAGATTGCGGCGTGGATGATCACGAGGCCCCGCCCGCGCTCCCTCCCGCTGCCGCTGCGGAAAAGCCTGCGCCGCTCACGCCGATTGTGGGCACGATTGGTAGGCCGTTCCAGAAGGGCGATGACCCACGCCGGAATCTCGTGCCCCCCGTCAAAGCTGGCCCTGGCCGTCCTCTCTCCCAGGTCCGTGCGCTCGCTCGGCAGGCGTTCCAGAAGGTGCGGCCGTTCGCCATCCTCATGGAGATTGCCCGCACCGCCACGAAAGAGCGGGACCGCATTGAGGCGCTCAAAATGCTGGCGCTGATGGGCTACAAGCAGGACATATTCACGGGCGTGCAGCAGGGCGGCGGTGGTGGTGTACCGCTACCGAGTGGCGAGGTGGAGGAGGAGGCGGTGCAGTATTACCTGCCGGACAACGGGCGGGCCGACAAGAAAGAGACCGCATGACCCGGCGCAGTTGGAACCGCAACCCCATTCACCTCTCGCGCGGATTCGTGACGGGGCGTGACACTGATCAGGGAGACGCGCTCTGCGGCACGCGCGGCACGCTCAAGCATCCTCCGGCCTCGGCCCTGGCGCCCGTCACCTGCGGCGTGTGCCTGCGTTGCTGGAGCTCGCTGCCAGCGAGTGTGCGCCAGCTGCGGGTGCAGCCCGCCTGATGCTGGAGCGCCTGGCCTACTTCGGTGGCCCGCACGATGGCGGGCACTGCTCCACCGCCTCGCGCTTTCCGCATGGCCACCAGCTCACGGTCCACGTGCCCGTCAAAGCAGGAGAGGGCATCGGCCTCCGTCCCGTGGGGCGCTACGTGGTAGAGCGCCTCGCGCCAAACTTCGCCTTTCTCCGCTGGGAGCAAGCCCAATGACTGGCCCGCAATTCATGAGCGCCCCGCTGCCCGGCTTCCGTGGCCTGCGTGTGCACTTTGAGCAGGACTACGGCGCGCCGGGCTTTGATCTGCTGGTGGATGCCGGGGACATTCGCCTCATGCTCACGGTGGAGGACGCACAGCAACCCGTGCGGGCTTCGCGGGAGGAGGTAGAGCTGGCCCAGCGCATCGCGCAGGTGTTGGCGTCCGCGGGAGTGTCTCGGGGTTTGCTGCGCTCGCCTCATGGCGGGCTCGCGCTCTGGGCGCTCGCGCGCTACTGCCTGGAGCAGATTGAGGTGCAGCCGCCGCTGCCAGGCATCTACCTCCACCAACTCACCGCATGATCGCCCCCGCCCTGCTGCTGCAAGTGGTGGCGTCCTTCACCTTCACGAATGGTGCGCGCGTAGAAGTGCGCCGCGACTCCGGCCCGGACCCCGTGGCCCTGCACATGAGCCAGGGTATCCGCTCGGCCACCCAACGCCTGGACGCGAGCACCGCAGGGCACTGGGCCTACGAGGCGGCCATAGCGTCCACCATTGGCAGCAGGCTGCTGGCGCCCGATTCGCTGGAGGGCTACGCGCGCGTCCTCAGCGCGTTCACCGTGCGCGTGAGCTGTGGCCGGGCAGGCTGCAAAGCCACCGTGATCAATCTCCAGCTCTGGGGCTCCAGCTACGCCTACCTCCGGCCCGGCCCGTTGCCGCTCCCGCAAATGCTCATCCTGGCGCAGGCCCTCCGGCAGGCGGCGGGCTTGCCGAATGTTGGCGCGCCGCCCTGGCCCTATACCTGGCAGCAACCATGAGCGCGCATAGCGTCATTGAGCTCTATGACTTCGGCGCCAACCTGCGCCTGGCGGTCACGAACGTGCTGCGCGAACGTGACCCGGCGCGCTGCGAGCCCAAGATCGCGCGCGCGGAGTGGGAGCGCGCGATACGCGGCGACAAGCCTGCGCAGCCCGAGCCCCTGGACCCGCGCGCGGAGGCGCTGCTCTCCAAGTCCCTGCTGGTGCGCCCATGACCGTCTACGTAGACGACATGCGCGCGCAATTCGGCCGGATGATCATGTGCCACATGATTGCTGATACCCCGGAGGAGCTGCGAGCGATGGCTGACACTATCGGCGTAGCGCGCCGCTGGGTGCAGCATCCCGGCACGCCCCGTGAGCACTTTGACATTGCGCTCAGTAAGCGCGCGCAGGCGATAGCGGCAGGCGCGCAGTCCATCACGTGGCGCCAGCTCGGGGAGATCATGCACGCCCGGCTCAAGGCGGCCGCCGTCCACAATTCCACAGCGTTGTCCACACCCTGACCGCCCCCGCGATCTCGCGCCGCATCGTGCGCCCGCAGCCGGGTGGCCAGGAGGCGTTCCTCGCCAGCGAGGCGGACATTGCGATCTTCGGCGGCGTGGCGTTCGCGGGCAAGACATTCGCGCTGGAGCTGGAGCCCATCCGCCACCACAAGGTGGGCGGGTTCCGCGGCATCATCTTCCGGCGCACGCGCCCCGAGCTCACGCGGCCGGGTGGGCTCTGGGATGAGAGCAAGAAGATTTACCCGCACCTCGGCGCCGAGCCCCTGGTAGGCCCGCTCAAGTGGACATTTCCCTCGGGGGCGGTGGTGGAGTTTGGCGCGTGCCAGCTGCCCACCGATGTAGAGAGCTGGAAGTCCGCGCAGATCGCCTACCTCGGGATTGACCAGGCCGAGCTCTTCACCGGGCCGATGATCTGGTATCTCTTCGGCCGCAACCGCACCACGTGCGGGATACGACCGTACATGCGCATGACCTGCAACCCGGACCCGGACTGCTGGCTGGCGGAGTACGATGAGCACAACCGCACATTCAATGGGTTTCTCGGCTGGTGGCTCAACCCGGACACCGGGCTGCCGATTCAAGAGCGCGCCGGGCAACTCCGGTGGATGCTGCGGGCCGGGGACGAAACGGACGCCATCCTCTGGGCCGATTCGCGCGAGCAGGTGATTGCGCTGGGCCGGGAGCGCGGCATCAAAGAGGCGGACCTGCTGCCCAAGAGCGTGACATTCATTCCCGGCCACATGGAGGAGAATGTGCTCGGGATGCAGGCGGACCCTGGCTACCGGGCCACGCTGCTGGCCGGGACGTTCATTGAGCGTGAGCGCCTACTGAACGGCAACTGGAAAATCAGGGCGAGCACGGGCAACGTGTTCAGCCGCGGCTGGTTTGAGATCGTAGACGCCGTGCCCGTAGGCGCCCAGCGCGTGCGCTATGGCGACAAAGCGGCCACGAAAGACAAGACAGAGAAGGGCAACCCGCGCGGCGCGCGCTCGGCCTCGGTGCGCATGGCCCGGCACAATGGCATTTACTACGTGGAGCACGCGCACGCCGCCCGCATGAACGTGGCGGAGCGGGAAGCGCTCTGGCGGAGCCTGGCGGAAACGGACCCCGAGGGCACGGTGCAGTGGGTGGAGCAGGAGCCGGGCTCAGGCGGCAAAGAGAGCGCCGAGGCCACTATCCGCAACCTGGCGGGCTTCTCGGTGTACGCCGATAGAGTCACCGGGGACAAGCTGCTGCGGTCCCAGCCACTTGCGGCGCAGGCATATGCTGGTAATGTGAAGCTTGTGCGCGGCCCCTGGAACGCTGAGTTTTTGGATGAGCTGCACGCCTTCCCCAAGGGCGCGCGCAAGGATTCGGTGGACGCCGCTTCGGGCGCGTTCAACAAGCTCGCCGCCCATGCGGGCCTGCTGGTGGTATGAGCGCACCCGCCACCGCGCGCAGTGACTCGGCCCCGCTCCGGGCCGAGGATATCATCCGCCTCCATCGCAAATTCAGTGGTCCCTCCAAGCTCCGCCGCCGCCAGCTGCGTGGCATGGGGAAGTGGCCGCGCCCAGCGTTCCGCGGCTTCCTGATTTCGGAGGGCGTGCTGCGGGATGATCTGCGCGTGGAGCGTGCAGGCCCCATTCTGGGTGTGCCCGTGTTCACGTCGCCTGCCATGCCGCCAGGTCTCATTCTCGGGTTTGCCCGATGAGTCCACGCCTCCCCTCCGGCTACACCGAGACCCCCGCCAAGCCCGGCATGCTGGCGCGGCTTGCCAATCTCTTCCAGGCGCGCGCCATGCCCGCCTGGTTCAGTGACTCCAGCGTAGGCTGGAACCTTTTGCGCGGCGAGGCCCCCGGCCAGTTTCAGGCCACGGGCCGAGAGGCGCGCATTGTGGGCTGGGAGCGCAACGCCGTGGTGCAGGCGTGCGTGCGCGTGGTGGCCGAGCAGCTGGAGGCCGTGCCGTTTGAAGCCTACGAGAAGGACGCAGGCGGCGAAGAGCGCGAGCTGCCTGACCACCCCATCATTGGCGAGCTGCTGGAAAAGTCCGACTTTAGCATGAGCGGAGCGCGGCGCCGGGGGTTGCTGGCCGTGCACTTCCAGCTCTACGGCAATGGCGCCCTGGTGATTGAGCGCCAGGGCGGTGGCGCGGGCCTCCCCAACAAGATCAGCCGCCTCCGTCTCGTGCACCCCGAGGACATTTCCTACGCCTTTTTTAATCCCGATACGGATGCCGCCATCGAATACCAGTGGCGGGACCGTGGCGGCCGCACGCATTACTCGCCCGTGGCCGACTTCATCCACTTCCGTGATTTGGCGGGCGGGGATTGGGCGTTTGGCTACCCGCGGGCGGCGGCCGCGCTGCTGGAAATGGCCACTGATCAGGAGGGCTCGGAGTACGTCCGGCAGATGCTCAAGAATTTTGGGGCGCCGGGCATCGCCGTGCTCACCGAGGGCACGGCGCAGGACGGCGAGCTCAAGATCGCCAAGGAGAAGTGGCAGGAGGAATACGCCAACCGGGGCGGCCGCGGCTCCGTCCAATTCCTCCGCCAGGTCAAGGATATCAAGGTGATTGGCCACAACCTCCGTGAGCTGGAATTCCCTGACATGCGCGCGATTTCGCGCGAGGGCATCTGTGCGGTGTTCAACGTGGACCCGCGCATGATCTCCATTGGGAGCGCCAAGGGCGCGGAGGGCGGGCTCAGTGGCCAGCAGTACGTGGAGGCGCGGCGCCGCCTCATTCAGCAGGCGGTGCTGCCGCTCATGCGCGCACTGGAGGCCGAGCTCAACAACTGGCTGACGCCCGAGTTTGGCAATGTGTACGTGCGGTTCAGCCGCCGTGCGCTGGAGCAGCTCACGCAGGACGCCAAAGAGGTGTCCGAGCGTGGGCGCGCCGAGCTCCAGGCGGGTGGCATCTCGCGTGAGGAATTCCGCCAGATGACGGGCCGTGACCCTGAGATGGACGCCACGGACACGCTGGTGGGCACCACGGGCCGCAGCGAATACCTCGTGAGTGACGCCATTGAGCACGGCAAGCCGCGTGACCCGTTTGCGTTCGGGGCTCCGGCGCCGGGCGGCAATGGCAACGCGAATGGCAACGGCCAGCCTGCGCCCACTCCGCCCAAGCCCGGCACCGAGGGTGAGCCCGTAGAGGGGCGCACGCGCTTCTTGAGCCGGGGTATGGTGCTCACGAAAGCGCGGCGGCAGCTGCTCTGGGCGGAGATGGATGCGCGCGCCACCGCCAGTGAGGCGCCCTACCGCTCGGCGGCCGCCGCCCTCTTCCAGCAGGAGCGCGAGCTGTGCGCCGCGGCGTTCGGGCTGGAGGCGCGCGCAGGCATCGAAACGTCCCCGGCCCTGGACCCGCTGCGCCGGGTGCTGGAGACCTACCAGAAACCGCAGGGCAGCGCGTTCCGCGCCTGGCTGGAGCGCTACAAAGCGCTCATCAGCGAAACGGTGAACGTGGCGGGCGGCATGATGGCGGACAACGTGGGCCTCTCGTTTGATCTCAACAACCCGCGCGTGCAGACCGCCATCCGCAACCGGGCCGAGCTCCTGGCCACGCACGTGACGCAGGAAACCGCCCGGCAGATCACGGCGATAGTGGCCACGGGCCATGACGCGAGCCTGGGCGTGCGCGAAATCGCCACGCTGATTGATGAGGCGGTATTCGCGGGCCAGGCCCCGGTGCGTGCCGAACGTATCGCCCGCACCGAGAGCATAGGCGCGCTGAACGAGGGCGAGCTCGTGGCGGCGCGCGAGCTGGAAATCTTCCAAGAAAAGGAATGGCTGAGCCAGGGCGATGACCGGGTGAGGGACAGTCATGCGGCGCTGGACGGCAAGCGCGTGCCCATCGCCCAGGATTACGCGCCCAACCTCGCCTATCCGGGGGACCAGCGCGCGGCGGCCGAGGACGTGATCAATTGCCGTTGCGGCCAGCTCTTCTACTCCAGCGACGTGGAGCGCAGCGCCAAGCCCGTACTGGGCCAGCGGCTCGCGCGCGTGATACGCGCCGAGGTAGACAGCCGCGATGAGCTGGGCCGCCCCAAGACATTCAAGCTGATCTCCGGCCTCGCGCTGCGCGAATAATGCCGGGCGTGACTCCGGCCGAGGGCCGCGCGCTGCTCATGCAGCTCACCTACCACCGCACGAGCCTGGACCGCGCGGCGGACCTAGAGCTCCTCCTCATCTGCAACCGCTCCCTCAGTGACAGCCTGACGTATGCGGAGCTCGTGGAGCCCGTGGGCCTGGGCTACGCGCGGCGCCCGCTCTATGACACGCTCTGGGAGGTGCGCGGCGCGGACAGCGCGCGCTACGCCCCGCAGACCTGGGAGGTAGGCGTGAAGGGGTGGGCCGGGCGCGTGACGGGCTACGCCATCGTGACGCGCGCCGCGCCAGGCGGCACGCCGCGCGTGCTCCATGCCGAGCTGGCGGGCGGCGAGCCCCAGGCCATGAACGAGCTGGACACGTATGAAGTTGAGCCCCGCGTGAGTCGCTGATGGCGGGCATACGACACGCCACCCCGGCCACGCTGCCGGATGACCCGCTCTACGAAATCAAGTCCTCCAACTGGAATGAGGACCATGACGTAGACCCGGAGGCGATCACCGAGGCCATGATTGAGAGCGCCGCCCGCATCCCGGTGGGCGGCATCATCATGTGGAGCGGGGCCATTGCGGCGATACCTACCCGCTGGGCGCTCTGCGATGGCACGGCTAATGCGCCCGGCCCGGACCTGCGGGACAAGTTTGTGGTGGGCGCCAAGCAGGACCAGGCGGGCGTAGCGAAATCCGAAATTGAGGGCAGCCTCAAAGTGTCAGGCGGCGCTACGGGGCACTCCCACTCGGGCCACGCCAATCTCTCGCACGCGGGGGCCGCGGTAGGCGATCACACGGGGCTCACGCACTCGCTGGCGATTGCGGACCACCCGGACCTGACGCACGCCGCCCTCTCGCACGCCGCCACCACGATCACGCAGCCTGCGGCCACCGTCCCCACGCACTCCGGGTCTCACGCCGCGGTCACGGGCTCGCGTCCCAGCCTGGCGGTGGCCGCGGCTACCGCCTCGCGCCCCTCGGGCTCCATCGCCTCGCATGCTGGGGGTAGCACGCCTGCTCAAACCGTCACGTTTACCTCGCAGGTAGGTACGGCCACCACGGGCGTGGTCTCCGTCCCCGCCCTCACAATCACGGTTACGGGCGTCAACTCTGGCGCGGCTACGGGCAACACGAGCCTCAACCGCATCCCCCCGAACGCCAGCACGCATACCGCCAACGTGCAAAGTCATACGGGCTCGCAGCCCTCGGTCTCCGTGTCGGTGGGGTCTCAAACGCTTCCCGTGGTTTCGGCCGCCAATGCCTCCGGGCCAACACGCTCCTTTGCCTCGGGCGTAGATGTGTCCGTCCCCTCGCAGGCGATTGCCAGCGGTGTGGATGTGTCCGTGCCCACGGGCTCGCACTCGCACGCCTCCAGCGCCGTGGCCGTTGCTGATCTCAGCCTGCCGTCCCTCTCGCACCAAGCGATTGGCACGCACCGGGGCACTGATTACGGTGTCCACCAGATCACCGCGCCCGCCGCCCACGGCGTGGCGGGCACCCTCTCCCATTCCGTCACGCAGGCGGACCCGCACGCGATCAGTGCGCATGACACCGTGAGCAACGTGCCCAGCTACTACGCCCTCGCCTTTATTCAGCGGATGGCGGCGTGAGGTGGTTCCACCAGTGGGCGCCGTGGGTGGTGTTTTTCCTCGTGCTGCTCGTGATCGCCGCCATAACCGTGGAGCTTATCCCATGAAGTTTGTGCAGCTGGAAGCGGTGGCCACCAAAGAGGGGCACACGCTCTACGCCCTGGACGACAGCGGCGCCGTGTTCATGTACGATGGCCCGGCGCGCCGCTGGATTGCCTGCGGCACGGAGCGCATAGAGCCGCGGCCCGTGGGGCACGGATGAAAGGGCGCGTGTTGGTGGCGTGCCCCACGTATGCGGGCAAGGAGTACGCGCTGGACCCATGGATAGCCGCGTTTCGCGCGCTGGATTACGAGGAGCCGCGCTTCGCGTATCAAGTGGACAACACGGCGGTGACGCGCAACTACTTTGAGCTCATCCGCTCCAAGGGCATTGACTGCACCCACCTCCAGCCGTGGAAAGACTGGGACCGCACGTTCCTCCGGTGCTGGCAGCTCATTCTGGAGCGCGCCAAAGCCCTGGACTGTTACTGGGTGTTCAGCGTGGAGGCCGACAACACACCAGCGCCGGAGTCCCTGCGCATCATGGTGGAGGCCGCGCTGCATGCGCGCATCCACCTCGTGACGCACGCCTACCCGATGCATGAGAGCGCGGCGAAAGCCTCGGGCCTCACGGGCAAGGAGTTTTACTACCACGAGCTGGGCTGTATGCTCATGAGTCGCCGCCTGCTGGAGCGCGCCATTGAGGACTTTGAGGAGTACGGCCAGCTGGTGGCGGCGATCTTCGGGACCGAAAATCGGTACATGGGGGGCTATCTCAAAATGACCAACCGTTTTCGTGTCGGCCATCTGGATGGCTTTGAGCAGAGCTTTCCGAATCTCGGGCCGAGCGAGGCGCCGGGGCTGATGTGTCCCACGCCGCAGATGCCTGCGCACTACGGCACGGAGCTGCCCGCGGTCCTGGCCGGAGTGGCCAAGTGACGGCGCCCGCCGCGCTGAACCTGCCCGCCCTCCACCTGCAAGTGGTGCGCGAGTCCAAGCGCCTCAAGCTGGATATGGGGGCAGGCGCCTATCCGCGTGCCGAGGATTTCGTGACGGTGGACCAGTTCTACCCGGACGCCGATATCAAGGCGCTCATGTGGGACGTGCCGCTGCCGGATGGCTCGGTGGATGAAATCTGGAGCTCGCACGCGCTGGAGCACGTGGCCATGGGCCAGGTAAGCGCCACGCTGCTGGAATGGTTCCGGCTGCTGGCGCCGGGCGCGCGCTGCATCGTGCAGGTGCCCAACTTCGATTACGCCGCGCGCTACTGGCTGAACGGGCCAGACCGCGCCTGGGCCGAGCATTTGATCTTTGGCCTCCAGTCGCACGAGGGCGAGTTTCACAAGTCCGCGTTTACCGCGGGCAGTCTCAAGGCTGATCTGGAGGGGGCCGGGTTCCACGTGGAGCGGGTGGAGTACAAGCTGACGCACAATCAGGAAACGCTCCAGGCGTGCGCCCGGAAACCCGAGGGCACCAGCGCATGAACGGCCCCTTTCAGAAAGACGTATTTCAGAATGACGCCTATCAAGTGGTGGGAGCAGCTGCTCCGGTGGTGTTGGATGTGGACGGGGGCGGCGGCTGGGGCGGCGAGCAACCCCGTGGCCTGCACTGGCTGCACCCACGCCCGCCCAAGCACCGCCGCCTCCGGGGACGGCTCACGCCAGGGCACGCGCCCGCACCCGTGGCGCGGCTCCGCTTCCAGCGTCACGTCCGGGTCCGCGGCATGGTCTACGCCTGGCGCCCGTCTGCCATTCAGGGCCGGAGTACCTACATTGAGAGCGCGCACGAGCTGGCGCTCATCGCATCCATTGCCGAGGCCAGTTTCAGCCCGGACACTGATGCGCTCGGGACTGGGGAGCTGGACCTGCTCCTCGCGCTGAGCGCCACCCAGGAGGACGCATGAAAACCGCCGCCCCGCCCAAGCTGGAACCGCGCCGACACGAGCGGACGCTCCAAAGCCTCACGTTCCGCGCAGCCCCCGCCGAGGGGGAGCCTGCGTTCCCGCCCGGCATCATCGGCCGCGTGCAGGCGGTCCTGCTGCGCTACGGCGTGGTGGATGATCGCGGCACACTCTTCAAGCGCGGTTGCATTGACAAGACGCGCGCCCAGAAAGTGCCCGCGGGCCGGGTGGCGCTCTTCGCCAACATGGACAGCAACGGCAGCGGCTTCCATCGGCACGGCACGCGCACCCACGTGGGCGTGGTCCGCACGCTGACCGATGCCGGGGATGACGTGCTGATGAGCGCCGACATTTTCGATACGGCCGAGGGCCGGAGCGTCAAGGAG